CTGACGCAGACAATGCCTATTGATGGTGATAACGTAGCTTCTATTCGTGTTGTTATTGGAACGACTGCTGTTGGTACTAGTACATTTAACAGATCAGCATCAGTAGGACTAACCATTGCAGTTTCAGCAAGTGGTCAGCAGACAGATCAACAGCACTTTGGTACTGCTACCATTGGAGTTGTAATCAGTTCAACAGCGTCTGCTTCAGTAACTTCTACCCATAGCGGTACAGCAACAGCATCTATAGTCATTACTACAACTGCTGCGGGAGAGACAGGAGCAACTCATTCAGGAACCGCATCCTGTCAGGTTAATCTAAGTGCAAGTGCAGCAGGTATCAGTTTTGATACACTAACGGAGGTTCCTGATGAGTCAGGTAACGGTAACAATATGACTTTGTTTAATGGTCCTTTGTTTACTTCTGACTCAGCAGTAGGATTAAGAGCTACAGACCTTGATGGAACTAATGACTACGCACAATTTAGCAGTACCTATCAGTCAGTTCTTAGGTCTTCATTTTCGTTTAGCTTGTGGGCTAGATTACCAGATGGTGACGCATCTTTCATCAGGTTATTAATGAACTATCCTCACGGAGATTCATCAAGTCCTGACTATCTTCAGTTCTATACACAAAGTGGTTTACTAAAAGCATATTACAGAGCTGGAGGAGTTGCGCTTTCGGTAAACCAAACTACAGGAGCATTAGGTAACGGTGATTCGGGGTGGCTTCATTTAGTATTAGTAGGTATTAGAACTAGCTCTACAAATCATACACTTAAAATTTATAAAAACGGAAGTGAAGTAGCATCAAGCCAAGTGAGCGGAGGAGGTACTATTGATTTTGATGATTTTACAACTACAGAAAAAATAGCAATAGGCAGACAGTCATCCTCAAGTGGTTCACAAATTTACCATGATTATAAAATCGATGACGTAAGTATCTGGTCAAAAGCTTTATCATCTACCGAAGTATCCAACCTTTACAATAGCGGTAGTGGTTCAAGCCTAACAGGCAGTAGCGACCTAGAAGGTTGGTGGAAAATGGGAGACCATTCTGTAGTACCAATTACCCACTCAGGTACAGCAACAGTTTCAGTAGACGTTACAGCAAGTGCCAACGGAGACTTACTAGAACTACACTCAGAAATAGCTAGCATTGGCGTAACTATATTAGCAACCGCTAGCGGCACAGCTTCACAAACCCACTCAGGAACAGCCTCTTGCCAAGTCAACCTATCAGCGTCTGCTAGTGGAAGTGTATCGGCAGTATTCAACAGTTTTAGCGCAAGCTTTGACGGAACAGATGACTTAGTTGAGGTGGACGGTTTTAACGCCAACACATTAATCGGATTGGGTGAGCATACTGTTAGTCTCTGGGTAAAGTTCGATACTTTAAGTAATTTCGATTCGCTTCTTTACATGGGAGCATCGACTAATAATTCCGATTACCTTCAAATACGTTTAAGAGAGGTTAGTAGTCAGTTAAAGTATCAAGTGTCAGGCAGAAAAGGAGGTGGTGGAAACGCAACAGTCGAGGCAACTACAGCACCAACAACTGGGTCTTGGGTACACCTTGCTTACACCAGAACAGGGTCAGGCAATGCCGCAAAAGTTGACATATACGTAAACGGAAGCTTTGAGGCGACGAACACAAACGGAGAATTTGACGCACCTTTAGGCTCTTTAAGTTCAGGCTCAATGACTGTGATTAGTGGGTTTAGAACCTATACTGCTTATGGTATCGACGGAAAGATGGACGAAGTTGCTATTTGGGATTCAGCTTTATCAGCGTCAGAAATTACCAAAGTCTACAATAGTGGTGAACCGTTCGATCTGACGAGTAATGACGGTAACTACACTTCGTCCGCAGACCTGCAGGGGTACTGGCGTTTCGAGGACAACACGGTTAGTGGTAGTAATGGAACAATAGCTGACTCGTCTGGAAATAGCAGAACTGCGACTACAAAGAACGGAGTAACCTTTAGCACCGACGTTCCTGCTTACTCAAACAACTATAGTATAGCACTAGATGGTTCAAACGATTACGCACCTGTGGTTGGCTCATTGTCAGCTGGCACATATAATTTCCTAACATCCACGCTGACCTATAGTGCAAGTCTCTGGTTTAAGTTAGACGACCACACACAAAACAGTAGTCAGGTTCTGCTAGCGAACAACTACACAGGTAGTAATATAGGTATCCAGATTTGGTACGACAACCGCTCAGGAAAAGCGACCAAGGCAATTCGTGTTAATTCATGGGCGGGAAGCAGCGTCAGTACTAATACAGCAAATGCTATAACTGACAACAATTGGCATCACGTTCTAGTAACATCATCAGGAGCAAGCGGCACATTAACTGTTTATCTAGACGGTTCGTCGTTAACTACTGCCTCTTTAGGCTCCGTAAGTTCTACCGATCCTAACCAAGACCTAGCAATAGGCGGTAGGGTTATTAGTGGGTCCGTAAATTCACCGATAGACGGTAAGTTAGACGAGGTAGCTATATGGGATGTGGCTCTATCATCTTCGGACGTAACTGCAATTTATAACAGCGGTTCCCCCAACAACCTGAATACCTCTGGCTCCTACGACACAGATCGAAGTGGTGACCTTCAGGGGTACTGGAGATTTGAGGAAAACACAGGCACTTCTATTGCTGACAATAGTGGTAATGGCAACACAGCAACGCTGACCAATGGGCCAACATTTAGCACAGACACACCATCATGAGACAATACGTAATTCTAAACGCCACCGAAGCGGAAAGTATTAATTTCAATGACGTACTTGAAACGTCTTCCGAAACACTCCGTTGGAACAACGACAGCACCAAGACTTTCGTAAAATACGAAGGAGATACACCAGCATGGCTAGAAGGTAAGACTGCCTACACCAAGGCTGAGATGTTAACCATTTTAAACAATCCCGAAGGTGAGTGGTACACCGACCCCGAAGGACTTTAACAAACAACTATAATAACAGGAGACATAATCATGTCAGAAGCATCAGACTACGTCGAAAATCAGATTCTCGATTGTTACCTTAATCAAACAAACATTACAGCACCGACCAATATCTATTTAGGTCTGTTTACATCTGCACCAAGTGACGCAGGTGGTGGAACAGAAGTAAGTGGTAACGGATATTCCCGTGTTGAAATTACTGCTAAATTTAGCGCAGCAAGCGGAACAGGTGGCAGCCTTTCTAGCAATGCCGACATAACAGGCTTTACAGCATCTGGCGGCAATTGGGGAACAGTAACCAGTATAGGTATATTCGATGCCAGCACTAGCGGTAACTTATTATTCTATACTGCTTTAGACAGTTCTGCTGCCGTTAATGACGGTGACTCATTTCAAATCTCTAGTGGTAATCTTACAGTAACCGTAGCTTAATATTATTATGGAATCCTCAAGCGAGACAGCACAACACCTTTACACACAACTGGAGGCAAGTCGTGATCCTTTCTTGAGGAGAGGTAGAGAAGCCTCTGAGTTAACCATTCCATATGTATTACCACCTGACGGTCATTCTAGTTCAACGGAGTACAAAACTCCATTTCAAGGGGTAGGGGCAAGAGGAGTTAATAACTTAGCTAGTAAACTTTTGTTAGCTCTTCTTCCCCCGAATGCTCCCTTCTTTAGATTATCCATTGACAGTTATGAACTTGAAAAAGCAAGAGCAGAACTAGGAGAAACGGAAACCCAAGAGATTAAAACTCAACTTGAAAAAGCATTGGCAGAGATTGAAAGGTCTGTTATGCAAGAGGTTGAATCAGAAGCCTTTAGGGTTGGTGCTTTTGAAGCACTAAAGAATCTAATTGTTACAGGTAATGCTCTTGTATATCTACCTGATGAAGGTGGAATGAGAGTGTTCCGTCCTGATCGTTATGTTGTTAAACGTGATCCAATGGGAAACGTAACTCACATAGCCACTAAGGAAACTATTGCTCCATTTCTATTACCCGATAGTGTTAAAGATGCAGTATATAAAGACAGTAAGGATGATACCTGCGATCTTTATACTGCTGTAGTTCGTAAGGGTGATAAGTTTATGGTCTATCAGGATGTCAAAGGTATTCCTATTGATGAATCTTTTGGATCATACGCTATAGATAAATCACCATTTATTCCCCTACGTTACACAAGGATAGACGGAGAAAACTACGGAAGAGGGTTTGTAGAAGAATACTTAGGTGATCTTAAATCCCTTGAAAGTCTTACACAAGCTATCGTAGAAGGCTCTGCTGCTGCTGCTAAAGTTCTATTCCTAGTTAATCCTAACGGAACTACTAAAGCACGTACATTATCGGATAGTGCTAACGGAGCAATCGTTCAAGGAAATGCTGGAGACATTAGTGTACTACAGTTGCAAAAGTTTAATGACTTCCGTGTAGCTCAAGAAACAATGAGAGCTATACAAGAGCGACTAAGCAATGCATTTCTACTTAACAGTAGTGTAGTTAGGCAAGCTGAACGAGTAACTGCCGAAGAAATACGTATGCTTAGTCAGGAACTAGAGACTGCTCTTGGTGGACTGTATAGTATTCTTAGTCAAGAGTTTCAAATGCCGCTAGTTGAACGTCTAATGTCACGTATGCGGAAGAAAAACAGAATGCCTAAGCTTCCAAAGGACATCGTTAAACCTACTATTACCACAGGTGTAGAAGCACTTGGTAGGGGTAATGATCTTAATAAATTGGATATGTTTATAGCAGGAGCTAATCAGATTGTAGGTCCAGAAGCGGTACAACAGTATCTTAATGTTAGTGATTATTTTACTAGACGAGCGACTTCTCTTGGTATAGAAACTGAGGGACTAATTAAAACAGAGGAGGAAGTAGCGCAAGCAAGTCAACAAGCTCAAATGCAAGCTTTAGCGTCTCAATTAGGAGGACCAGCTATTAATGCAATGAGTCAACAAGCACTTGCCCAGCAAGAGTCTCCAGAACCAACTGAGGAATAACGATGGCAGAACTAACTACAGTAGAAATTAATGAACCTACACAAGGGGAGATTGAACCAGCTTCCGAAACAATAGAGGAACAATCACAACCAGAGCATATTGCTACAGACTCCCAAGAAGAAGGGGAAGTAGCAGAGGAACAATCCGAAGAAAGTTCTTCATTAAAACTTGGGCAAGGTGAACGTCCTGATGGATTACCTGATAAGTTTAACAGTATTGAAGACCTTGTTAATTCGTATCAGGAACTAGAAACTAAATTATCTCAGGGTAAAGAAGAAACAACTACTAACGAAAACGGTGAAGAAACTGTAGAGGTTAGTACATCTGAAGTTCTTACGTATGCATCTGAAGAGTTTCACGGAAACGGAGAGCTTTCTAAGGATACATATGAAACATTAGCTGAGTTCGGGATTAGTGAAGATATTGTTAATAGTTACATTGCTGGTCAACAAGCTCTCACCGCTCAACGAACAACAGAAATTAAAGGGGCGGCTAACGGTGAGTACGAACAGATGGGAGAGTGGGCAGTACAAAACCTACCACCTGACGAACTAGAAGCTTACAATAACGTAGTAGAAGGACTGGATATTAATGCTGCTAAGATGGCAGTTAGTGGTCTGTATGCTCGTTATAAATCAGGAACATCACAACCTAACCTTACTATGGGCAATACTAGCGGTGCTGGTGTAACTCCTTTCTCAGATATGCAAGCTGTAAGAGCAGCTATGAGTGATCCACGTTATAAATCAGGAGACAAAGCATATCACGCAGAGGTTGACAGAAGGCTTAAAGTAAGTAACTTTTAAACATCATGCAATTCGTACAATCAAATTGGGAAGGCATTGTCCTTATCCTTACATCAGCAGTAGCATTAGCTTCAGCAGTAGCCGCTCTAACTCCTACCCCAAAAGATGACGGCATCGTTAAAAAACTATATGCACTAATCGATACACTAGCAATAAACGTAGGTAAAGCTAAAGAAAAGTGAAGATAGTTATAGCTATCCTACAAAGTTTATTTAATGCACTATTTAAAAACGTAATTCGTGAAGTTAAAAAACCAGTCAAAGCTAAAGATGCTCCCATTAGTCCTGATCGTGAGCGTTTTCTTGAGCGGATGCGGCAACACGAGGGTAGTCTTTGTGGACTCTCACAGTCAGATTCTAAGAGTAGGTCCAAAGGTAAAAGGTAAAGTATACTTTTGGAACGGTGAAGAGTGGGAGTTATCAGCAAATAAAGTTGAATATCCCGAAGGACATCATATGGGTGCTTTAGAACCCGAAGAAGAATAGTCTTTTATAAAAAATGAAAAAGAAAATAACAAAAAGACAAGCCGACTCTTTAAAGAAACATTCAGCACATCACACTAAAAAACATATTTCTGAAATGAAAAAGCTTATGGAACAAGGTAAGACTTTTAGTAGGTCTCACAAAATAGCTATAAGTAAAGTCGGCAAATAGTCCTACTATATGAAGATTTTTAGTTAGTATTATTGGTTTGGTATTACCTATCATGCCCCTCATCAAGGTTTTGCTTTCTTTCCCTTGATGAGGGGTTTTATTTTTTTTTTTAATCGTAATTATACATTGAGTAGTAGAAGCCCACTACGGTGGACAACTTCCAGACGCTGGGTAGAAATTACAACTTAATAGTTAAACACATTCAAACATAGAAAGACCATATCATGGCAAACGGAGACACTACTCCATCACGGGTTGGCCTTAAACAAGGTGGCTCAGATAATCAAGAACTATTCCTTAAAAAGTTTAGTGGTGAGATTCTTACCACATTTGAGGAAAAGAACATCATGAAACCTCTGCACACAATCCGTACTATTAGTGACGGTAAGTCTGCTCAGTTTCCTGTAACTGGCGTTGCTTCTGCAAAGTACCACACCGTTGGTCAAAACATTGCAGATAGCGGTAATAGTTACCTATCGGACATTGCTAAAAGCGAAAAGATCATCAGCATCGACAAAGTTCTGTTGGCTTCTTCTTTCCTAGCTAACATCGATGACGTTATGAATCATTATGATATTCGTAGTGTCTATGCAAATGAGTTGGGCAACGCTCTCGCTAATCGTTTTGATACTGCTGTACTCAAGACCTTTATCGCAGCAGCTCGTTCAGCAGCTAATCTAACAGCAGGAAATGGTGGAGATCGTCTAGACGTTGGTCAAAACAAGTTCCTATCTGATACTAGTTATTCCGCTGGTGATGACTCAGATGCTGCTGGTGATCCTACTGGTGCGGAGCTTATTACCGCTCTCTTCAGTTCTGCTCAAAAGCTAGACGAAAACGATGTTCCTAGTGATGGTCGTTTCTGCGTTATTCGTCCCGAAGAGTACTACAAGCTAATTACTGGTGGTGCAACTTCTGGTATTAACGTAGCAAACAGCGCACTTAACACCGATGTTGGCGGACAAGGTTCTGTTGCTCAAGGTATCATTCCTCAAATTGCAGGAATTAACATCTTCAAGAGCAATCATGTTCCTTCCACAAACACTATCTCTGGTGATGATGACAATGCTGTTAATGATCCCTTCGGTGCTGGAAACGGCTACAACGGAGACTTCACTACCACATTGGGTATTGTTGGTCATTCTGCTGCTGTTGGTACGGTCAAGCTTCTTGATCTTGCTACCGAATCGGAATATCAGATTGAGCGTCAAGGTACGTTGTTCGTAGCTAAGTATGCAATGGGTCACGGAATCCTCCGTCCTGAGTGTGCTATCGAACTCATCAAGTAAATTCCTCCTATCGTTACCTCATGGGGGAGTAGGTTCTTATGAGCTTGCTCCCCCTCTGGTAACAAATACCTTTTAGAATTATGGCAAATCTCACGACAAAACTAGATGCAGTAAATACTATGTTAGGGGTTATCGGGGAACTGCCTGTTAACTCTTTAGGTAGCGGAAGTCAAAGATCAGCTAATGTGGTCCTTGCAGAAAACGTGTTAGATGAAACCAATAGAGAAATACAGAGTGAAGGGTTTCATTTTAATACAGAACATAAGTACACCCTACGTAAAGATGGGGTTACTAATCAAATTACATTACCTTTAAATACACTCAGGGTTGATACAGAAGTAGGTAAATATACTGATATTGATATAGTTCAAAGAGGAACATCCCTTTACGACCGTAAGAATCATACATCTACCTTTGATAAAGACCTTGAGGTATCGATTGTGTTTCTGTTAGAATTTGCTCAGATGCCAGAACAGTTCCGTAACTATGTTGCTATACGTGCTGGCAGGAAGTTTGCAGGTAGATTCTTAGCAAGCTCTGAAATACAAGGTCTAACTATTCGTGATGAAATCGAAGCAAAGGCTAGAGCTTTAGATAGTGATAGTGAAACAGCAGACCTTACGATATTTGATAACTATTCCGTTTATCGTGTACTAGATAGAAATAATGCCTCTACTAAATACTAGTGTTCCAAACCTTACTCAAGGTGTATCTCAGCAACCCAGTAATATACGTCATGCTGGACAGGCTGAAAGCCAAACCAATGCACTTAGTAGTGTTGTAGAGGGTTTAGTAAAACGTCCCAATAGTAGGTTAATTAAAAAGCTAAACGATTCCACTAACAATTTAGATGCTATAAGTAATAGTAGCTTTGTTGGGTTAATCGATAGAGGTTCAGAAAGTGAACGATTTGTAGTAGTTATACCTCCATCGTCTAATACAGTTGAAATGTGGAAGGTAGATGGAACAAGTGTAACAGTTACTAATAATTTATCAGGCAGTTACCTTAACGATAGCAATCCTAAAGATGCTATCAAAATGCTTACAGTAGCTGACACAACGTGGTTACTTAATAAAAATAAAACAGTAACAGCACTTACAGGTAACTCTGGAGCAGTCGCTAATAAAGCTTTAATATTTATTAAGCAAGCTGCTATAGATACTAAATATACAATTAAACTAAACGGAGCTACTTTTGAAGCTGAGATTACTAGTGGAACAGAAATAAAAAGTTCTGAAATATTGTCAGTATTAAAGTCTGGATCAAGTTTAAGCCACCTTACTTACTCAGGTACTGCTGGAGGTCTTGATGGAGTTGCTGGTTTAACTACTACTTTAGATGGTAACGTACTTCAAATATCACAAAGTTCAGCGTTTGTAGGGCTTTCCGTAACAGATGAGATAAGTGATACTGGTATAGGATTAGCATATAACGAAGTAGCAAACATTACCGATCTACCTTCTAAAGCTTTTAATGACTTTAAAATTAAAATTAAAGGAGACGTAGAGCTTTCGGAAGATGATTACTATGTTAACTTTACAGCAACTAACGGAACATCAGGTGAAGGTACATGGTTAGAAGCTATTGCGCCAAACGTAGCAACGACTTTACCTAACGATACACTTCCAGTAAGTCTAGTACCTAGCGGATCAAACTATATTCTTGATGAAATAACTTGGACAGATAGAGCAGCAGGAGACGATAATAGTAACCCTGCTCCATCTTTTGTGGGTAATACTATTAACGATATATTCTTCTTTAAAAATCGTTTAGGTCTACTTACTAAAGACAATGTAGTGTTAAGTGAATCAGGTGAATACTACAATTTCTTTAGGAATACCGTCATTAACCTGTTAGACTCTGCTGTTATTGATGTAGCAGTTGCTCACCAAGAGGTTAACGACCTGCATCATGCTGTACCTTTCCAAGAAAAACTGTTGTTAATGTCACCGACTTCACAGTTTGCGCTTAGAGGTAATGACCTACTTACTCCTAAAACCGTCAATATTAGTCCTGTAACGTCCTTTACCGCCAATCAGTACCCTGTACCCCTCTCTCTTGGTGGATTCGTTTACTTTGCGTTTTCTAGAGGAAACAGCCAAGGTGTACGAGAGTTTGCTGTAGATGATTTATCTTCTACCTATCATGCCAATGAGATTACAGAACACGTACCTAAATACATTCCTGATCGTATTGATAGAATTATTGGTAGTTCTTCCGAAAACGTATTGATTTGTACTACATCTGCTAGTCCTTACATCTTGTACGTTTATAAATACTTTTGGCAAAACAAAGACAAACTACAAAGCTCTTGGAGTAAGTTTACATTTAGACATGAGGTTATAGGTGGTAACTTTATAGATAGTAATCTGTATGTAGTTCTTACGGATACTACTAACACTTACCTAGAAAAGATTCCTTTTGAATCAGGTGTAGCAGACACCAACTACAACATTCTGTTAGATGATCGTATAGCTTCATCCGCTCTTACTGTATCCTATAGTGCTTCTACGTTAAAGACTACTATATCTAATATTCCATACGATCCAGTTAATGCAGTAGTCTATACTCAATCAGGAACACGTTACGTCCTAACTAGAGTAGATGCATCTTCTGCAACTGTTAACGTAGACCTTAGTAGTACAACCTTTTATCTCGGACATGAATACGAAATGGAGTATGAATTTTCCGATCAACTAATTAAACAACCAAGTGAAAGGGGTGGTAAATCAGTAAGTAATTTTACAAAACAAGTTATACGAAACATATCCCTTGAATACTCTGATACAGGTTCCTTTAACGTAGAGGTAACTCCAGAGTACAGGGACACATATACATACGAATACAGTCCTGTACAACTTGGTGCGGACTTTAACATAGGATCACTAACACCAGAAAGCGGAACATTTAGAGTTCCAGTACATAGTGAACCAGATAAGGTAACGATAAAAATAAAGTCATCATCTGCTCTTCCTGTAAAAATCTTGTCAGCAGAAGTAGAAAGCTTTATATCATCACGTTCAAAAAGATATGCCTGATGAGTTTTTGGATTTTAAACGAGTAGTCTATGATGACTGCTATATAAGATTAGCTTTGCCCATGCTTGATATGTGGCATCTTTATGAGAATTTAAGGATACCAGATATGCTAGAAGCTATAGGACTTGGTTATCATCCGTATGATGCTGTTGCTAGTTCCTTTAAGGAATCAAAGCAGTCCTATACAATAATGAGTGACCGTAAACTTGTATGTTCTTTTGGTGTATGTGATTCAGATTGTGATGATCTAGGTATCGTATGGATGCTTGGTACAGATCGTATACATAACATTCGAAACACTTTCCTAAGACATTCAAGAGAGTGGATTAAGAAATTAATGGGTAACTACAGAGGATTGGTAAATGTAGTTGGAACACAAAACACTACCTCAATGAGATGGTTAGAGTGGGTAGGTGCAGAGTTCCTAAGAGAAAAGCCACAAGGCTATAAAGAGTTTATAATATTTAACAAGGATATATAATATGTGTTTTCCTCCAATGTTAGCAGCAGTAGGAAATGCTGTTCTAGGTACGGCAGGTGCAGGAGTAACAGCGGCAAGTGTAGCGGCAGGGTCAGCAACATTAAGCGCAGTCGGTAGT